GGATCAAAAGGTTTTAAAAATTCCCCCTTTGATGTTGTATAGAATCTTGCCATTTGTTACTGATTTTAACTTCCTCATAAATAACTCTGTTAAAATCATCTCTTGATCTTTGATATGCACCTTTAATTGAACTGCCAATTGCAGGAATACTAGTCATAGCATTTTCTATGGTTTTCAAACCTCCGCCAACAGCATCACCAACTGTCAAGTTGACACCCTTATCAACTAGTTTTTTTGCACTTTCTGTTATATATGGACTTGCCCTTTGAAATGCACCACCAGTTAAAGCACCGACTGTACCACCAAATGTTCTGTCTCCTTCATCAGAAGCACCCGCACCATAAGCACCACCCATTCCCATTGCACCTTTAACAGCACCAATGCCTGCTTTTGCAAGACCAAAACCACCTAATATAGAAGTAGGTAAACTTCCTGCTATTTCAGACCCTATAGCTAAAGCGGGGTTTGAACTTCTAAAACTTCTTAATCTTTTTCTAATGTTCTCTTTTGCATCCTCATCGAAAAAACCCGCTATTTCGTCAGAAAAACCAAAAGACAAACCTTGCAATGCACTATCTATAATACCTTGAGTTGTTGATACTGGAATATTAATGTTTTTGCTGAGTTGTTTTGCTTTTATTAATTCATTAGCAATTTCTTGCTGTTTGTCTTCAGAAAGACTTCCAAAGTTATCCTGAACCTCAAACTCACCATATCCTTCAATTTCTATTTTCATGAATTTCCTAACCTTATTTTAAGTTTTTTATTCGGTTGATTTAAAGTTTCAAAATTTTTCTTTATCTGATCAAGGGTTATGGATGAAGCCCCTTTAAATCCTGAAATTGTGCCATTTTCCTCAAAATACTGAACCGCCTTCAATTTTTGTTGAAAAGCTAATTCTATGGATTTTTGAAGATTTTGAATTCTTCTAATGTTTTCTTCAGGAAGTAATTTAGGGTTAAACGTTCTAGCTAATAATTGCTGTGCTTCTCTTTCTGTGAATTGTGCTCCCAAAACTGCTTTTAAATTACTTTGCACAACTTCTTCGACCATTTGTTGAATTTTTACACCTTCAGGGTTAGCAAATGACCTTAAACTCTCAGGAAGGACAGATCTAAAATCTCCAGTTAAATCATTTCCTGCATCTAAATGTTTTTGAAGGATATTTGTTGCATCTTGCAGTTGGCTTATATTTTTGCCAACAGATGATGCACCACCACCTATAACAAACTTAGAATACTCTTTGCCAAATTCTCTATCTATAGATTTTTGTGCTTCTCCAATTTTAGGAGTTTTTTCAGGTATCTTATAACCTTCTACATTAGTCACCACTGGATTTGAAGGATCAGAAAAATCGACAACTTGACCAGTTTCAGTAACAAATTTAGTGTTAGATGTTTTAGATTTACCCTCATAAACAACTTTAGGATTGTTTGGATCTGAGGTATCAATCAATGCACCGCCAACAACTTGCAATTTAGGTCTATTAAACATTTTGTTAGCCTGAGCATAGTTTGCTAATCCCGCATTTATACCACTGCCAACAATCTGACCAAATGTGCGTGGAGTTGTTGAATAACCACTTTGCTCTAACATTTTTGCAGAAGCACCTAACAACCCATATGTTCTCGGATCATTGAAGCTGTCTCCTAATAATCCTGACATATCCGAAGACATTTGTGTCTGATTTACTGGCATTGTATTAACAGTTGGTATTTTTGAACTAGAGCCTGCAATAACACCCGCATTTGTCATAGGTCTTACTGGAATATTATTTCCTGATCTCATTGTGACACCAGTGTTAAAAGAAGGGTTGTTTCCAATCTGAGGCAGTGCTGTTACCTTTACTGGACTTTGCATATAGGATGCGTTACCGCCAACCATACCTCTTCTTAATCCAGTTAACGGGTCTATGTTTCCTAATAAAGCATCTATTGGTCTACTCATTATAACAACCCTAACAATCCACCGAGCAATGCTCCAGTTCCACCACCAAAGCCTGCCAAATTACCTAATTGTGCCCCGCCTAAAGCACCGCCTAAGGCTGAAGCACCTTGATTTCTAAATACTGGCTGAACAGTGCTAGAACCTAATGTTCCGCCACCAACTAAACTCATGTAGTTTTGTAGCTTCTGATCCCCGATATTTTGCTCATAGTTAAATCTATTTATATTATCCTGAAGTTGGCTCATAGCATCAGCCTCTCTAGCAGATCCAACTTGTGCCAATTGTTGTGCATCTAAATTCTGATATTGAGGTGCTATTCTTAGTGCATCTTGCTGTGCCTTATAAGCCATTGGGGCAAGTGCAGAAGTTAATGCCTGCTGATTTGCTCCTGATCCATATCTGCCTGACTTTGCAAACTGAGAAGTTACCGCATCAATCGCAGGCTTAAATGCCATGCTCATTAGCGGATTAGTTCCCATTAAGTTTTGCTGTATAACGTCTTGACTTGTTGCTGTTAAGCTATTCGGGTCTAAGGCTCTGTCTCTAACCATATTAAGAGCTATATCACTCTCAGGGCTAAACCCTACTGTGGTTGAGTTTGGATAGTATGAAGGCATCTCATCCATAAATCTATCTTTAGCTTGTGCTAAACCAAACTCTAAGAAGGGCTTTGCATACGCAGGCGGTTCAACCTGAGTATTGACTGTTCCTGAACTTCCTCCGCCACCACCTTTTGACATATTAATATTCCTTTACTAAAACGATTGCAGTTGGCTCATAATCTTTCAAAACTTTTTCCCAACCTTTTCTGCCTATAATTTCAACCGCTCTACATCGGTATAATATAGACCATTTTCTTATTTTTGGCTCTACCTCTAACAGTGTTTTCATGTTACCGCCTGCAAGCCAAAACCGCAGTGTCCTGCGTTGTGGGTAGTCAATTATCTCAGTGACAATCGCACTATCCCTCAATGCCCATAACTGAGCATCACCTCTTTTGACGATTTCTATAACTTGTTCATAAGTATGACTATTGTGAGCATACCTAAGAGCATCAATAATCCACTTTCTGCACCTATCAGCATTAGCCGAAAATGACGTACTCGTAGGATCTAGTGGTTGTAGCACTTGCATGATTTAATGTCGCTTGCCCCTTTTGTCTTGCTGTGACATGAATGTTTGTCGATGAAGCATCGCTAGTGGTTGGCATAAATAAAATCACACTATCCTCACCAATACGATCATCAGATAATGTCGTTGTAGCTGAACTGTTTGTCAGAGTGATACTGCCAGTTGAGTTGACTTTGCCATCTAAAATATTATTTACAACTGTCGCTATTGTGCGTGGCTCATCCCCTAATGGTGATAGCCTCTTATAGTTGCTAACTCTTGTCATCTTCTACCTAATGGCTGACCTTCTATGTCAACCCCTTGAGCATAGTTCCAGTTGCCTGAAACATTCATTCTAATTCTGTGATATTTGCCCTGAGATCTATGAGGTATAAATCCATCATTGTTCAAGCTACTTGCACTTGAGAATGTAATGCTCTCATCCTGCTTGTCTCTAACACCCACCTGAGTAGTAATAGATCCATCTGTAAAATATGGCACTACACGAGTTATGAGAGAGTTTTTGCCTTTTGTTATTTGAAACTCTGCTGTGTCAATTGTTGCCGATAGTGGGCTTCCACTAAAGGACTGGATCTTATTAGATAGACTACCACCGAATAAGAATGTACCACCTTTATATAACGGGCTGTCTAATTGTGTTGTAAGGCTATCTAAGTTTGTTCCTAAATTATCTAATCCCTCAGTATTATATCCTGAAGTATAAAATGGTCTTATCAAGTCAGTATCAATCTCAGCAATTGACCACCTCTGAATTGAGTAGTTATACATCAACAATTTATCAGGTGTAGTCGTTGTATTCGCATTAGATACATAAGACCATGCCACAATCTGATTTGTTGGATCTACAGCACAACTCATCTTATAGGCAAGACTTTGATTAAAATCATTGTAGAAAAACTTATTTATTTTTTCTGCACCAATAGGAGCTATTTGCCTGCCATCAAAACTATAAAAACCATCTTCCG